AGAAAGAGTTCAAGATGTAGTCGGTGGACAGTTAGTCACTAATGGTTCACATACAAACATTACTGCATCCTATGATGACTCAGGTGATGGTGCAATTGATTTAAGTATATCAGATGCAGATATCAGAGGTAAAATCACAGTCACAGATTCAGGTGGAGATGGTTCACTTTCATATAACAACTCAACTGGTGTGTTAACATACACTGGAATTACAGATGCACAGGTAAGAGGTAAAATCTCAGTCACCGATTCAGGTGGTGATGGTTCTCTTGCATATAATAATTCAACAGGGGTAATTACATATACAGGCCCTAGTGCATCAGAAGTAAGAGCTCACATCTCAGGTGGAACTGGTGTATCAGTTTCAAGTGGTGAGATTTCAATCGGTCAAGCAGTTTCAACAAGTAGTAATGTGACATTTAACGACATGGTAGTTTCAGGAAACCTAACAGTTTCAGGAACTACAACAACAGTTAACACTGCAACATTAAGTGTTGCAGACAACCAAATCATTCTTAACTCTGATTACACAGGGTCATCACCAACAGAAAATGGTGGTATAGAGATTGAAAGAGGAACTCAAACAAACAAAACTCTTGTTTGGAATGAGACAGACGATAAATGGACTGTAGGTTCAGAGACATTTGTTGCAGGAACATTTGAAGGGAACTTGACAGGTAATGTCACAGGAACAGTTTCAAGTGTTGCAAACCACGACACTGACGATATCAGTGAAGGGTCTTCAAACTTGTATTTTACAAATGCAAGAGTTGATTCAAGATTGTCAGGTGGAACTGGTGTGACATATTCATCAGGAACAATTAGTATCGGACAAGCAGTTGCAACTTCATCAGATGTAGAATTCAACGAAATAACTACAAACTACGCAAACAATTCAGGTGGTGTTGCAAGGAACATTTATCAATCAACTTCTGCTCCAACAGGTTCGGATGGTGCAGTTGGTGATTTATGGATTTTATACTCTTAATAAATAAGAGTATATTTTGAGGAAGTAAAAATTGGCAACAGGTAATCAAAGAGTTAAAACTCCTTCGGGGTGGAATGCGACAAGAGGTGCATGGGTAAAGACTGGTGCTCAAACTTGGAAAGCAGTTGAACAAATTTATATTAAGACACCATCAGGGTGGAATAATGCATCAGGTCAAGAATTAGTTCAATCTCCATATCCGTATATTGCAAATGCAAGACAGCCTGGAACCTATCAGAACAGACAACCTTCAACTTATCAAAACACGGGTAGAACACCTGTCATTTATCAGGTAAGTTATAGAGTTCCCTCAACATATCAGAACAGACAACCATCTACATATCAAGTAGATTACAGGGTTCCTTCAACATATCAGGTTAATTATAGAGTTCCTTCAACATATCAAAATAGACAACCATCTACATATCAGGTTGACTATAGGGTTCCCTCTACTTACCAAGTAATTTATAGGGTTCCTTCAACATATCAGAACAGACAACCTTCAACTTATCAGGTAAGTTATAGAGTTCCATCTACTTATCAAAATAGACAACCTTCAACATATCAGGTAAGTTATCAGATACCATTTACATATCAGGGTCAATATAGAGTTCCGTCTACTTATCAAAATAGACAACCATCTACTTACCAAGTAAGTTATAGAGTTCCGTCTACTTATAGAGCATCTTATAGAGTTCCATTTACATATCAAGCAAGGACGCCTGGAACATATCCTGCAAATGCACAACAACCTTCAAACTATAATGCATCATACAGGGTTCCATATATTGCGAATGCAAGACAACCTGCAATCTATATTGCATCTTATAGGGTTCCATATATTGCAAATGCAAGACAACCTTATATTGCAAATGCAAGGTATCCTGCAATCTATATTGCAAATGCAAGACAACCTTATATTGCAAGTGGAAGAAGTCCATTTACATATCAAGCATCATACAGATATGGTGGAAGATTACCTGCAACCTATCCGTATGTTCAACCTTCTCCACCATTCGGTGGTGGTGGTGGATGTTTCACTGCAAACACTATGGTATGGATGTCTGACAGTGTTCCAAAAGAAATTTCAAAAGTTGCAGTTGGTGACATGGTTTACTCATGGAACTTTAGACTTGGTAAACTTGAGAGAGTTAATGTTATTGATGTTATGGAACCAAGACAATCTATTGTATACAAAATAGAACTAGAAAGTGGACATGATATTGAAGTCACAGGTGGTCATCCATTCTGTGTTGAAGAACAAGGATGGAAAGTCGTCTCAATGGAAGACTATAAGAAAGAAGTTGAGGATGGAAATACTTGGGATTCAGAAGAAGTCAAAGGTGAAATAAAAGTAGGTGATTACATCATGGATGTAAACAATGCATTATTAGACCAAGACTTACATGAATCAAAAGTTAAGAGTATAACAAAACTAGAAGAACAAACAGTATATCACTTTGGAGTAGATGGGGAGTCTCATAACTTCTTTGCAAATGGTATGATGGTTCATAATTTCCAAGAGAAGAGGTAAGATATGGTTTTAGGATTTTATCAACACCCAACTCAGATACCAGGCACCTATCCTGCGAATGCTCAACAACCTTATACATTCAATGCAAGGACACCATTTACCTATAATGCATCTTACAGGGTTCCGTTTACTTACAATGCAAGGACACCATTTACATACAATGCAAGATACCCTGCAGGATATCCTGCATCATACAGGGTTCCTTTTACATACAATGCAAGGTATCCTGCGATATATCCTGCAACATATAGACATCCATTTACATATCAAGCAAACTATCAGGTTCCATATATTGCAAATGCAAGACAACCTGCAAGATATGTAGCTAATGCACAGAGTCCTGCAAGAGCTATTGCAAATGCACAGAGTCCTTACATTGCAAATGCTCAAACACCTGCAAGATACATTGCAAATGCAAGACAACCTGCAAGAGCTATTGCAAATGCACAGAGTCCATATATTGCAAATGCTCAAACACCTGCAAGAGCTATTGCAAATGCACAGAGTCCCTATATTGCGAATGCACAAACATCTGCAAGAGCTATTGCAAATGCACAAACTGTTGCTCAAGCTATTGCAAATGCTCAAACACCTTATATTGCAAATGCACAACAACCTGCGAGAGCAATCGCAAATGCACAAACACCTGCTCAAGCTATTGCAAATGCACAATCACCTTACATTGCAAATGCACAACAACCTGCAAGACAACCTGCGAATGCACAACAACCATATCCTTATATTGCAAACGCACAAAGTCCATATATTGCAAACTCACAAACTCCTTTCACATATCAAGCACAAGGAAGGACACCAGTTGCAAGATGGGATGGAGTATTGTCACAACAGTGGCCTGCAACTCCAGTCAGTTCTTAGTATATAAATACTAGAAACTGAGGAATTATATTATGAGTAATGCACATGTCACAAACATATCATCACTAGAACAACTTCAACAAGAAGAACCTAATTTCAATACTGTAGATTGGGATAATCTCAACCGAATGAAATACATGAGAGGACGAATGGTTCCTGATTGTTGGCATATGGGAAGTATTGATATGTCTAGTGAATTATGGAATCAAGGTAAGAAGTATGAGTGGATAAAATATGCATTTGAAAATTATTGTCCACCACTTAAAAAAACTACATGGGGTAAATTTTTAGAAGATAGAAAGAATAAAAGTTTCAATGATTTTATTGGTCTAGGATATAACTCTGCGATCTACAATAAGTTTCTTCCTCACATGTATACTGCAGAAATCCCTGAAGGTTATAAAAAGAATTTCGGTGGTGGAATGTGTTCAAGAGATTTAGATGGTAATCAAGTTGACCCAACTCAGTTTACTGATTATGAACATGATGACCAATTAGTAAGAGATATAGATTCAATATATTATCATTCTGCAAAAGCACACTGGATAATTGACAGTATAAAAAAAGAAGGTCTATTCCAACCAATCCAAGGTATCGTATTACCATGTTCAAATAAAGAAGGTAATTATGATTTAATGATACATCCAGGCTCAATCAGGTCACTTGTATATACAGAGATGGATGACCCTAGTTTTGAATTAACAGTTTGGGATTATTACGATAGAGTAGATGGAGAAGTTTTATCTTTTGATGAATGGTGTTTATATTGGTTAGATATATTAGAGAAAAGAGGTAAAACACAAAAAACATTATCATTTAATCTTCTCGGTGGTATCATTGAAATCGGAACAGACTTTGCAGGTTTAGAATTTAGAAAAGAAGTATATGAGTTCAATAAAAATATTACTATACTTTCTAAGAAGAAACCACTAAACATTTATATCGGTTATGATAAAAATCATAATGGTATTGAAAAGGAATCTAAATTTTCAATAGAAAAATCTATAGAGAAATCTTTCTCTAGAGGTAAATACGAAGATGCATATAAGTGGTATCCTGAAATTAAATTTTTAGATGTTGACACTATACCCGAATACACTAGACCATATGCAAATCAATCTACATGGTTTACATACAGTCGTTTCCTAATTCCATATCTAGAAAACTATGAAGGTTTTAGTATGTTCCTAGATGATGATTTCTTTTTCAAGAAAAGTCCTTTACCAATGTTTTACTATTTGAGTCCTGAAGATGCAGTTGCATGTATTCAATATCCACAGTATAAACATGACAGTGTGAAATTTGATGGAGAAGTAAATATAGACTATCCATGTAAATTATGGTCAAGTATGATGGTGTTTAATAATGGTCATGAGGACTGTAAAAAATTAACACCTGAAGTAGTAAACACATGGACTGGTGCTCAATTACATCAGTTTGAATGGACAGAAAAAATTAGTAAGATACCTGAAAAGTATATCTTTGTGGAAGGGTATGATAATCCTGTAGATAAATGGGATTGGTCAGGTATACATTTTACAAGAGGTGGCCCATGGATAGATGGTATGGATACATCAGGTCTATCAAATCTCAGTGATTACGAGATGTTAAAAAACCTCTATGAAAGTAAGAATAAATAAGGTATAATAAGAGTGAGGTATAAATTATGAATTGTTTAGTATATTGTGAAAATAGTAATCTATTCATCAGAAAACCAAATGGACTAGAGTATCAATTTGATAATGTTGATGCACCTGCACTAGGTTTTAAATATGATGTTATAGTTTACGATGACATAGAAGTCAAAATAGAAAACTGGGATGATAGTAAATCATTTGACCAACAAGAACAACTACCCTTAACAGAATCAGACATTCAAGCAGTAGAAGATTATATTAAGATTTCAGAACCACCAGTAGGTGTGACATTGCAGTCTCAGTATGCAGGAAGATTGAAAGACCTAGAAGGTGATGCAATCCAATCTTCATTACAAAGTTGGGGATTCAGTAGTGTTGAATATGTTCTTGCATCTGCAAGGAGTGGGTCTAATCATCCACAAAGGTCTAATGCAAGAAGAGTATTAGAATACTTTGATGCAGTGGGAACAGTTATAGATGGTCTCATTAATGAGATTTATGCAACAAGAGAAGACATATTAAAACCTTTTGAGGATTACATGTCTGCAATACCTAGATGTCCTGACCATCCTGATAGACCCCAGTGAATTTAGAGATTGAATATATTGATAAACCTTTCAATATATCTGAACTTCCTCTAAAGAAAGTTTATGTTTTAGACGATTGGTTATCACCTGAATTACATCATCACTTTGACTCAATGATAAGTCAGAGACAGATATGGTCTAAAACAAATCAAGTGGGTTCAAAACACCCAACAGGTTTACCACATCATTCTTTGTGGGGTGCAAGTTTCTTTAGAAATGATATGCAACCTGACAGTGATGCAGATTTAATTGATTTACATTTTGTTAATTATTTAATAAGAAGATTGCAAACTGAGTTTGGTTTTAAGTGGGTTAGATTTCAATATGCAGGTCTTAACTCACAAACTATGGGTCAACATGGAACAACTCATAGTGATTGTCAAGATGAAGATGAGTGGAACTTATCCTTTTTATATTACCCAAACAGATATTGGAATCCTGAATGGGGTGGAACATTGAGATTCTATGATGAACACCAACAGGGTTTAGATGGTAGAAATGAACATATTGCAAATCATCAAATAGGTGAGGTTGAGTTTAAATCAAATAGATTATTAATGTTTGATGGGAGAATACCACATGGTGCAGATGCACCACATGACAGAGCTAGATATGCAGATAGAAGGTCTCTAGTTGTTAGAGGAGACGAGATACAATTATGCCAACAATAGATTTTATAACATACGATGAAGAATGTTTGAGAGACTTCAAACCAGTTCTTGCAAAAGAGTATCTTCCTGAATGGTGGAAGAATCAAAAAATACATGAAACTAATTTAGGAATATCAGGTCATACAATACAAGCTTGTCCTGCAATGTCTGATTGGTTGACCATAGGTTGGTATATCATTGCAAACAAAGACCATAAGATAATGTGTGGAGAAGAGTATGGTGAAGATAGAGATATACAACATCATGATATGTCTAATGATGCATCACCAAGTCATCCTCATTCTCAGTTCGGCCCTTTTGCATTCCTAGATGAACATCCAATCAAAGATGCATTCAAATTTAAGATGCCGTGGAATACAGTATTACCTGAAGGTTATTCAATGTTTTATTTTGACCCATTTCTATTTCAGAACAAATGGTTCTCAACATGGCCAGGAATTATAGATGGTGATACCTTCAATAAGAATTTAGACAATGCACAACTTATTTTATATCCAAGACAAAGTAAATCATTCACTATAAAGAAAGGAACACCCATATGTCAAATCATTCCATTTAGAAGAGAGGAATGGGTTGCAACATATCAATTAAGAAGTTATAATGACTTTGTGACTAATCTAAGTCATCATACAACTCAACATGAACCCATACCTCAAAATAGAACAATGGAAGAGAGTGAACCTTTGTTAGGTAGGGATGGAACTAAATTTAAATCGGGTGGATACAGAAAGAATGGAATGTGGAAACCTAAAGGTAAATACTTTAGTGAAGAAAGTCCACCACCTGAATGTCCTATGCATAAAGGAGAAGACGATGTCAGTTAGATTATTATTTCCAACTTATGTGTTTGAAAGAAATCTTTTAGACCCTAACTTACCTGAAGATAGAGGATTATCTCAACAATACATGGAACAATTAGTAAGAGAATGTAATGCAATGAGGAGAAAAGACCCAGTTGGAAGACAACTCTCTAATCAATATACAGGATGGCAATCTAATGATGGTTGTGAATCACATCCTGCATTTCAACCATTAATAAAAAGAATAGAAAGAACATTTTATGATGAGGTATGGCCTTTTCATGGATTAGATGAAACAAAGTGTCAGATGGATGTTGGTAATATGTGGTTGAATATAAATGATAAAGGTGCATGGAATGCTCCTCACTTACATCCAGGCTGTTGGTATTCGGGTGTATTCTATATTCGTGCAGATGGTGACGAAGGAGATATCAGTTTTATTGATAAAGATATCAAGGTAGTTCAAGATTGTCCTATGCATCCTAGAACTAGACAAGAAGTAAACTTCACTCCGATAACAGGAGAACTAATTCTTTTTCCAAGTGGAACAATGCATATGGTAAAACCTAATCTAACTGAGAAAGATAGATATAGTGTTTCATTCAATATGAGAGTGTTCAATAGAATGGAAGGAAGTCATGATAATTGGAATCCTGATGAGTTTAGTTTCAATCTAGACCCTAATGGAAATCCAATCTTCTAACAGTCCAATACTCTAAATAGTAGTATGGAATTTGACAATCATATAATTTGGAACATCTTACTTACAATGATTATAGGCCCACTTGGGTTTTTAGTCCGTAATGCTTTATCCGAATTAAAGAGAGTTGATATTCTTCTTAACAGAACAAGAGAAGAAATCGGTAAAGAATATGTCACTAGAGATGAGTTAGAAAAGGATATGGAGAGATTACATGATATCCTTAACAAAATAGATGAAAAAATAGACAGACTTCAACATAAAACCTACTTCCAAGAATAAAAATGTCATAAATAGTAATAAACAGGATTTATTACTATGTCAGAACCAAATTCAAAAGCATCATTAAAAGAATATATTAAGAGAAGACTTGGAGCTCCAGTTCTAGAAATCAATGTGGACGATGACCAGTTTGATGACAGAATTGATGAAGCACTTCAGTATTTCAGAGAATTCCATTACGATGGTTCTATCAGGACATACCTAAAACATTCAATGACGAATGCAAAGTTGACTTCAATGAAAGAAGATGAAACTTTCACAGAAACTTCTGCAGGGACACATGATTACACAGATGAACAGTTTAAACATCAGAAGAATTACATAGTTCTTCCTGAATTTGTATTATCAGTAATACAAGTATATCCATTTAACGACAAACATAATCTTAATATGTTTGACCTTAGATATCAATTGAGATTAAATGATATCTATGACTTAACTGCAACAAATATACTTTATTATGAACAAGTTCAACAACACATTCAAATGTTAGACAACATTCTTGTTGGTCAAACACCTATTCGTTATAACACTCATATGAATAGATTATACTTTGACGGAGATGTTGACATGATAAACGACAATGAGTTCCTTTTAATTGAATGTTATAGGAAGTTAGACCCAACAGATTTCACAGATATTTACAACGACATGTGGTTGAAAAAATATGCAACTGCATTAGTCAAGTATCAATGGGGTGAGAACCTTTCCAAGTTCTCAGGTATTGCACTGCCTGGTGGTGTGACACTTGATGCACAAACTATGAAGGAAGAGGCACTAGCGGAGATTCAAAGACTTGAAGAAGAATCAAGATTGAATTATGAATTACCCGTTATGGATATGATAGGATAATTAAATGCCAACAAATGTATACTTTAACCATGCAGTCAATACTGAACAACATCTATATGAAGATTTAGTTGTTGAGTCGTTAAGATTCTATGGACACGAAACATATTACTTACCTAGAGAAATAGTAGAAGAAGATTCTATTCTAGGGGAAGATGTTCAATCTAAATTTGGAGATTCATATAGTGTTGAAATGTATATTGAAAACACTGATGGTTTTGAAGGAGAAGGAGATTTATTCAGTAAGTTTGGTGTTAGAGTTGCAGACCAAGCTACATTCGTATTATCATTAAGGTCATGGGAAAGATTTATTTCACTTGATTCCAATCTTGCAACTTCACTTAGACCAAATGAAGGTGATTTAATTTATCTACCTTTCTCAGGTTCATTGTTTGAAATAAAATTTGTAGAACACGAAAATCCTTTCTATCAAGTCGGTAAACTATTTGTATTCAAACTTAGATGTGAATTATTTGAATATAGTGGTGAAGACTTTGACACTGGTGTTGATTCAATTGATATTGTTGAAGACCAACAAGCATATAGTATTGAGATGACAATGAACACAGGTGGAAGTGGAACATATTATGTAAACGAAAATGTGACACTAGGTGGGTCAACAGTTGGTGAAGTAGTATCTTGGATACCGAATACAAGAGTTCTTACAATCAAAGATAACACTGCAACACTTCAAGTTGGTGATACATTAGTAGGTGCAACAAATGGTGCATCATATACTATTCAAACTATTACTGATGTCATGACTTTTGGAAACGATGGTAATGCACAGAATAAAGATTTTGAAGATAAGGACAACGATTACTTAGACTTTAGTGAAACAAATCCATTTGGAGAACCATAATGATAGAAAAATTAATTGCAGACCATTTAGGTCTTGACTTGTCAGAAGTGACAGATAACAAACATCTAATAGACGATTTAGGTGCAGATTCATTGTCAATAGTTGAATTAGTTATGCAACTAGAAGAACAGTATGATATAGACATACCTGACGAAGATGCAGAAAACTTAGATACAGTCCTAAAAGTAAAAGAGTATATTAGGGATTATGCATAATGTTCGGAACATATTTCTATAATGAGACTATAAGAAGAAGTGTATCAATATTTGGAACTCTCTTCAATAACATCAAGGTCAAGAAAACTAAATCGGATGGAACTGTTTTAACAGAACAATTAGTTCCTATTTCATACGGCCCAAAACAAAAGTTTTTACAAAGACTTGCAGAAGAACCAAATCTGACAGATGGTAATAGAACACAAATCAGTTTACCTCGTATGGCATTCCAAGTCACTGGTTTTGAATATGACCAAGCAAGACAACAAAACAAATTAATCAGACATGCAAAGACAACATTGGAATCAAACGGAGAGGATAGAAAGTTTCAATATAATCCTGCACCATACAACTTAAATTTTACACTTAGTGTTCTTGCAAAGAACATGAGTGATGCATTACAAATCACCGAACAAATTTTACCATACTTTCAACCTGAATATACAGTCACCATGAAAATGATTGATTCAATGTCAGATGTTAGGGATGTTCCAATAATATTAAACTCCGTATCAATGGATGACCAGTTTGAAGGAACTTTTGAAGAAAGAAGAGTTATTGAATTCAATTTAGAATTTACTATGAAACTATACTTCTTCGGCCCTGTATACACTGGTGATGTTATAACGAATGTTATTGAAAGAGAATATATCAATGACTCTGTATCAGGTCAGTTTACAACATCACAAATCAATGAAAGTGGATTAGTCAAAGAAGTTAAACACTATGAACCTGCATTCTCAGCCGTATCAAATGCAGTATCTAACTCAACTACAGTGACTTTTCCAACTGCAATAAATAGTTCAATAAGTGTTGGTGATGAAGTATTCTATACAGGAAATACACCTAATCCAACCATTAGTAGTATTGCAAGTGATAAACTTTCAATAGTTTTAAGTGCAAATGTGACGATTGCAAATCCAACAACCTTGATGTTTGTTGGTTCAGTTCAACCATCTGATGCATTCGTAGTTGCAGAAACAGTGACATTTTATGATGATGGTGCTAAAGAAACATTTAGTGAAACCGATGACAGTTAATTATGCCGAAAGATATAGACAAACAACTGGATGATATCCTAGATATCAGTCAGGATATAAAAAAGAAATCAACCGAAGTAGTCAAAGTTCCTGAAAGAACGGAACATGCAGAGACCGACTACAGATATGCCCGTGAGAACCTCTATAACCTCGTAGAACGAGGTCAAGATGCAATAGATGGTATATTAGACCTATCAAAAGAAACAGAGAGTCCTAGAGCATATGAGGTTGCAGGACAACTAATAAAAACTGTTTCCGATACTGCAGAGAAACTTATTGATATACAAAAGAAATTAAAAGATTTAGAAAAAGAAAATGATGTGAAGACACAACATAATCATTTATATGTTGGGTCAACTTCTGAACTACAGAAGTTTTTGAAAA